CAACTTGGTTTGAAGATGTCAAAGGTGACTAAGAAGGTTGGGTGCTCTAACTTAAAAACATTGATTGAGGATGACAAACTTCTAATCTCAGACTACGAGATTATCAGTGAGCTTACCACATTCATTCAGAAGAATCAATCGTTTGAAGCTGACGATGGATACAACGATGACCTTGTGATGTGTCTAGTTCTATTCTCGTGGTTAGCGGTTCAACCTTACTTTAGGGAGATGACTGATAACGATGTTCGTAAACGCATCTACGAAGAGCAGAAGAATCAAATCGAGCAAGACATGGCACCGTTTGGATTTGTATCTGATGGTATTACTGATGCCGAAGAAAAATTTATTGATGAAGATGGGAACGTTTGGTATACCGATGGGTATGGAAATCCTTTTTCAGACGTAGAATACATGCTAGGGTTCTAATGGATTTAGAAGACGAATTTTCACTAGAACATTTATTGTTTAGAGAAAGAACGTGTAGGGTCTGTGGAGAGACAAAAGACCTCATGACAGATTACTATGTTATTAGAAAATCAAAAAAATATTTACCTTCTTCGTATTCATACGAATGTAAACAATGTACCATAAAAAGAATTATGGCAAAACGTGTGGTCAAACCACCTAAATTATGGGAATATCCTGACTGGTAAATTGTTCATGCGTTGTTTCCCCAATGAAGATACTCATTTTAATAAATATTTGTAGTTAAAAAATGAACTACTTCACGAGGAGACAAACATGGCAGGTCAAGTATCACCTGGAATTGTTCTAAGAGAACGTGATTTAACCAATCAAACAGTTGTTAACCAACAAGGTAATGTTGCTGCTTTGGTTGGTAGCTTTGCTCAAGGTCCAGTAGGATCAATTGTCGGCATTGCTTCGGAAAGAGAATTATTAGAAACATTCGGTGCCCCTAACGCAAACAATTACGAGGATTGGTTTGTAGCGCAATCCTTTCTTTCATATGGTGGTCAATTAAACGTTGTAAGAGTTGAAGCTACTGCTTTAAAAAATGCTGTGGATGATACCACAGCAACCGCTGCTTTAATTAAAGATGACTCAGCATTTGAAGCAGCTTTCAGCACATACGATTGGAAATTTGCTGCTAGAACAGCAGGAACTTGGGCAAATGGTCTCAAGATTGCTATTGTAGATGGTGGAGTTGCTTCTTACGCAACCGCAACTGTTTATGGCACAGTTCTTTGGAGCACAATCGCAAATGATCCAGGCGGAGCTGATGATCTACACATCGCAGTTTTAGATGCTAACAATAATATTCTAGAAACATTTTTATATCTTTCTCGTTCATCAACAGCAAAAGATTCTCAGGGTGGTTCAACATTCTACAAAAATGTAATTAATTCTCGTTCAAAATATATTTACGCTGGACCAGAAAACGTAGCTGCTGGAGAATCAGATGTAACTCTTGCTGGTGGTGTTGATGCTTATACTACAACAGTTGCTGATATTACAGCAGCTTATGATTTATTTGACGACACAGAAAATATTTCAATTGATTTTGTTCTTACTGGTGGTAATCTTGCTGTAGAAGCAGATCAAATTACAAAAGCACAAAAAGTTATTACTCTTGCTGGTTCAAGAAAAGATTGTATCGCTTTTGTTTCTCCACACAGCGGAATGCTTTCTTTATCTACCAATTCAGCAAAGAGAGATGATATCATCACTTTCTTTGATGCTGTAGGTAGCAGCAGTTCATATGCTGTGTTTGATAGTGGTTACAAGTATCTTTATGATAAGTACAATGACGTATATCGCTACATTCCATGTAATGGAGATGTTGCTGGTCTTTGTGTAGAAACTTCCTCTACTCTAGAAGATTGGTTCTCCCCAGCAGGAGTTAGCAGAGGAAATATTAAAAATGTTGTAAAACTTGCGTTTGCTCCCTCAAAAGCAGATAGAGATAAGTTATACCTTAAGAGAATCAATCCAATTGCTACATTCCCAGGTCAGGGAACTGTTCTATTTGGTGACAAAACTGCTTTAGCAACCCCAAGTGCTTTTGATAGAATTAATGTTCGTCGTCTCTTCCTTGCTATTGAAAAGAGAATTGGTCAATTAGCAAGAACCGTTATGTTTGAACTGAATGACGAAACAACTAGAACTTCTTTCTATTCTTCAGCATCTTCATATCTTTCTGAAGTTCAGGCAAAGAGAGGTCTTACAGATTATCTTGTAGTATGTGACTCTACAAACAATACCCCAGATGTAATTGATAGAAATGAATTTGTTGCTGAAATTTACATTAAACCAACACGTTCAATTAACTTCATCACGATTACTTTTGTTGCTACCAGATCTGGTGTAGAGTTTTCAGAAGTAGTTAGATCAGTCGCTTGATATTTAAAAACTAATTACGAGGTAAACAAACAATGACCATCAAAAGTAACGTTCAAGATTTTCTCAAAACTATTAAACAAGGCGTAAGACCTAATCTATTCCTTGTTGATATTGTATTTCCCAATTCAGCTGGATTGCCAGCTGGTTCTAGTGAGGAAGGAAAACTAGTCAACATTCTGTGTAAGTCTGCTGCTCTTCCTGCTTCCAACCTAGGTGTGATTGAAGTTCCTTTCCGTGGAAGAACTGTAAAGATTGCTGGAGACAGAACATTTGATACATGGACAGCAACCTTCATCAATGATAAAGATTTCAAAATCCGTCATTACATGGAATCTTGGATGGCACAGATTAATTCTCACGAAGGAAATAAAGCACAGTTAATTGTTCCTGAGTATTCGACAGGATATACCGCCAATCTTCATGTAAAACAACTCGAAAGAGATACTACAGAAACTGGTTCAGTTATCAGAGAATACACTCTTTGGGATTGTTTTCCAACTAATATTTCTCAAATTGATCTTGCCTATGATAGCAATGATCAGATTGAAGATTTTACTGTTGAATTCCAACTTCAGTACTGGGAAGTAGAAAACGGAAGAAAGGGTAGATCACCAGGAGCAATTGAAGATTGATAAATAACTAAAGTAAGTGATACAACTTTAAACATGAGTCAGTTATTTGGATTCTCAATTAAATCTAAACAGGAGGAACTGAAAGGTCAATCTCCAGTTCCTCCTAACGCAGATGATTCAGTAACCACCGTAGCTGGTGGTTATTTTGGTTCGTATGTAGATATAGACGGTATAGCGCGTAATGAGTTTGATCTCATTAGGCGCTATCGTGATATGGCGATGCATCCAGAGGTTGACTCTGCGATTGACGAAATTGTAAACGAAGCAATTAATTCAAGTTTAGATGATTCTCCAGTTCAAATAGAACTTTCTAATCTCGAAGTAAGCGAATCAATCAAGAAAAAAATTCGTGAAGAATTTGATTACATTAAAAGACTTCTTGCTTTTGATACTAGAGCACATGAGATTTTCAGAACTTGGTATGTAGATGGTAGAATGTTCTATCACAAAGTAATTGATTTAGCAAATCCCAAAGCAGGTATTACTGAACTCAGATACATAGATCCTTTAAAAATTAAAAAAGTACGAGTTCAAAATAAAGATCCAAAATTAAGTACTGTCACTGCTAATGCTACAGTGATGGATGGGGCAGCAAGATATGATTTTGGAGACTATGTAGAATTCTACATGTATAATCCTAGAGGTTTTATTGCTTCTTCTTTTGATACCAACAATGTAGGTACTGGTGTTAGAATCGCAAATGATGCTATAACTTTTATTACATCTGGTATTCAAGATTATAACAAAAAAATGACCTTGAGTTTTTTACATAAATCCATCAAGGCACTCAACCAACTTCGCATGATTGAAGATGCGTTGGTTATCTATAGACTTTCACGCGCACCTGAACGTAGAATTTTCTACATTGATGTAGGCAATCTTCCAAAGCTAAAGGCAGAGCAATACCTTAGAGAGGTAATGGCACGTTACCGCAACAAACTCGTGTACGATGCTGCTACTGGAGAAATCCGTGATGACAAAAAGCATATGAGTATGCTTGAGGACTTTTGGCTCCCTCGCCGTGAAGGTGGCAGAGGAACTGAAATCACAACTCTGCCTGGTGGTCAAAATCTGGGTGAACTAAAAGATGTTGAATATTTCAAGAAGAAATTATACAACTCACTCAACCTTCCACCATCACGTTTAGATGACGCAAACCAAGGATTCTCACTTGGTCGTTCGTCTGAAATTTTACGCGATGAACTTAAGTTTGCGAAATGGATTGCGAGACTTCGCAAAAAATTTAGTGGATTATTCCACGATATGTTAAAAACTCAACTCATTCTTAAAGGCATTATTGCCCCAGAAGATTGGGAAGAGATGCAGGAACACATTCAATATGATTATCAATTCGATAATCACTTTGAAGAACTTAAGCAAGCAGAGTTGATGAATAATCGTCTCCAAGTTGCTACCGCATTAGATCCATTTTTGGGTAAATACTATTCAATTGAATATGTTAGAAAGCAAGTTCTAATGCAGTCTGATGCTGAATACGAAGAAATTTCTAAACAAATGGAAAATGAAATTTCTGAAGGTAAAATTCCAGACCCAGTTCACACAAACTTAATGAATGCAGCATCTTTGGAGGTTGGAGCTTTACCACCACCTCCACCCGCACCTGTTGCGGCACCTAAACCTAAAACATCAGAACAATAAATAATTTATTATAGGTAAATTAAATGGACACGATTGAAGTTGTAAATGCCGTTCGCAACGGCGATAGAGTTCAAGCACTTGACAAAATTGCTGATATCCTCTACGGAAAAGCAGCAGAAGCAATGAAAGATTACAAACAAGTAGTTGCTCAAACTTTTTTTGATGAACCAGAATCTCCAGAAGAGGAGGTAGAAGAAACATCAGCAGAGGAATCAGAACAATGAAACTAATCACCGAAGCAATTGAGGATATTCAAATCCTTGAAGAAGAAACCAACGGAAAAAAACTTCTTTATATTGAAGGTGTGTTCCTTCAAGCAGACTTAAAAAATCGCAATGGTCGCGTATATCCATTTGGTGTTCTTGAACGCGAAGTTGGTAGATATAACGAACAATATGTTTCTGCTGGTCGTGCTCTCGGTGAACTGGGTCACCCCGATGGTCCTACTGTAAATCTGGATCGTGTGTCTCATAAAATTGTATCTCTCAAAGCAGAAGGTTCTAATTTTATTGGTAAAGCACAGATACTAAATACACCAATGGGAAACATTGCCAAGTCACTTTTGGAATCAGGAGTAAAGCTTGGTGTTTCTTCAAGAGGCATGGGTTCTATCGAAGAGAAGAACGGTGCCAACTATGTTCGTGATGATTTTATGCTCGCAACTGCTGCCGACATTGTAGCAGATCCCTCCGCACCTGACGCATTTGTGAACGGAATTATGGAAGGAAAAGAGTGGGTTTGGGAAAATGGCATCATTAAAGAGGTTAATGTTGCTAAATATCATAAATATATTTCTGAATCTACCAGAAAAAATATTGAAGAGAGGTCGTTAAATGCGTTTAACCACTTCTTACAAAGTTTATAATTTAATAAATAATTGTAGAATAAACACATATTAGAATTACGAGGAATCTCAAATGTCAGATAACTTAAACGAAAAGTTTGAGGAGCTTGTAACTGAGTCAGAAGTTGGCACTAGTGCGCTCTCCCCTTCAATCGTTCC